GCTGTAAGAATAACACTACCCATAGATGATTGAGTAATTGCATTTTGTGTTGTAGTAGCACCAGCAGACTGAGCAATTTGTCCATATCTTTGTGCGTTCATATCTACAGCATCAAATGCAGCTTGTTTAATAGTATCAATAAGATTAGTTAGCTCAGTAATATATTGACCCATATTAGCATTAAGCATACGAACGTTGCTAATCTTAGTTCCACTATTATCTTCTGAATCATCAACTATAAGCACACCATCAGCTGCCATCTTATAGATAATATCTTCAGACTTATCACCACCACCTCCAAGAAGACTTGCAGGAATAATAAGCATCAGCATCTTATTCTTAGCAATAACCATTTCTCTATGATAAATTATGATATTACGCATAATTTGATATGGAGATATAGTTTTAATAAGACTAAACTTACCCATCATAGGTAGTACTTCCATTAGTCCATTATATGGAAGTTTATGGTCTAGCATATATAATACAGGTCTATATTTGATAGGATATATAGCTGAATGTCTAGTTCCTATACGATAGCCTTCATATATTTGTTCTTCATACTTCCATTCAATGCCAATATCTCCAGCTTGAGGATTAAGTTGATAATCTTCTTCAACTACACGAGTAGTTTGAAATCCAGTAGCTGGGTCAAGATAAGTTAGAATACCCCTCTTTGCTTGTCCTCTCCATACAACGTGCCATACTTCATAAAGATTAGAATTATTGTCAGAAATAGCAATAGGCTGCTTACGATATAAATCTCTTTCTTCTTTACCAAATCTAGCACATAAATCTTTATAATGCTCAAAGTATTGGTCATACCTTAGCATAGTAGGATTAGAATCAGATGATTGATGAGAATAATAAGTATCAAGATAAGCTCTATCATTATCATCAAGATATTCATCAAACATATCAATAATTTGAGAATATGATAGCCTCATCTTACGAGCAAACATATCAAAGTCTTCTACAAAATATTGATTGTTAGGAACAGGATATGCTTCTGTAACAGGAACACATTCTTTATAAATCTTATTATCTCTAACAGTTTTATAAGTAAAACATTCACCAACAGATACAAAATTAAAGAAGGATTGAAGATAAATAAGAGTATCATGTGTCATATCTCTTACATAATCAAGTAAGTCTTGACCTTGTTTACTTTGTTTATCTACAAACTTCTCATTAAAGTTATTCATAAAGGTTTCTTCATCTGGAATTGCATCTTTAGGATTAACTTGAGAAGGGTCTTGACCTTGATTAGCTGCATCTTCTTGCATCTGCTTTAAGTTCTTCTCAAATTCTTGTTGAAATGCTTTAGCGGCTTGAATACCTATTTCTTCACGCAGTTTATTATTCCTATCAGCAAATACATCAGGACTATCAGCACCAACAATAAATTGATGAACACCTTTATAATATTCTGAAATATAACGTCTGACAATATTTGTAGTAATATCAAAATTACGCATAGTAGCAGGAAAACGCTTATATTTCTCTTTTGTAGCATTATAAGGATTAAGTGTTTTCCTATAAAATCTATCAGGAATATTACCATGCAATATATCAAACAGTTCTTCAGTTTCGTTTCTATCATTAAAACTAACTCCTGCATCAATTATATAATCTATGCAGTTTGCATACCACGCTGGATTATCTTTAGTGGCAGCATCCACACGTTGAGGTGGAAAATAATTAGAAAATCTTGGAGCAATCATATCAATATCTATATAAAATTAAAACCAATCTCTATTAAATATACTATCTTTATTAGCAACATCTTCAATTTTCTTACGATTAGCTAATTGCTTTGCAGCATCAACATTTCGTTGTCTCCATTGAAGAGCATATATAATCATTTCTGAAACTCTATCAAAGTTACCAACTGCGTTCCATTTCTTAAGTTCAAGAATACTTTGATAATCATATATACATTGAAAGAATTTAATATCACGACCTAATTCATCTTTACCAATAGTAGAGTATAGCATCTCTTGCAAAAACTGAAGACCATCAAGTTTACGTTTAGTATCTCCCATATTAACTCCATAATTGGCAGTAGCTTTACCTTTAATAGAAGTATCCCAAATATCAACTGGGTCTTTCATAAGATATTTAAGAGCGTGCCATTTAGTAAAGTTAGCTACAGTATCACCTCGGTTAACCTCAACTCCAGCAGTACCTATACAATTATAAAATCTAGCCATATTATAGAACATCCTATCAGCTTCTTCAAGTTTATTAGGACGACCATAATAACTCATACAAAGTTTAGGCTTAAAATTATTAAGTGGATGAGGATTCATCCATACTTTAATACTATTATGTGAATTTTTATTTGTAATTTGCTTTTGGTCTTTACTTACACCTACAGGGTCATAAGACATAGAATATAGACCTGGAGGTGGACCAACAACTCTATTACCATTAGAATCTGTATATTTTACTTGCATAGGAGCAAACCACATTCTCATACAACCATGATGATGTTCATGTGATTTAATAGGAACTCCTTCAATATAATCAAAGAAATCTACATTATGTTTACCTCCTTCAGCTTCAATTCTAGCATTAGGTTTAAATATAACTTTAGTAGGATTCTTAGGGTCTTCATATAGTATACCATCAGTATAGAACTTAAAAGCATTATCAGTTCTAAGTCTTTCTTCCCATTCAAGTAGTTCTTCACTACTAAACATATTCTCAGTAGTAGAACTAAATGATTCTGATGGTGTAAGAGCATATTGACCTAAATAGTTAATATATTCACTAAATGTTTTAGCGTTCTTCTTTTGTTCTTGACGTTCATTATGAGCAATCTTAAGACCTATTTCAAGATTAGAATTACCGTCCTCATCCATAGCAAATTGGTCTCCTATTTGACCTTGAAGACCCCAAGCATATGGCTTAAAATATCCACAAACTTCATCTCTACTATCTTTATCCCAAACATTTTCAAAAGGCATAAAGTGATAAGCTCGTGGATTATAGAAGTTAGATTCAAATACTTGCATATTACCACTAGTAGCTGTTCCCCAAGCAATCAGCATACCTGTAGTATAACTACCAGTTCTCATAGCAGGTTCAGTAACACTCATAAATTCATCAAAGTTCTCCATAGTGGACAACTCCTCAACTTCAACATCAACTGCATCCTTACCAATAGCACAATCTGGATTATTCATTGCAGATACACTAAACAATGAACTATTCCAAGATTTAGGACTAACGATGCCATTAGGCATTTTAAATCCTAAAGTAAAGTTTTCTTTATCTGTAGAAAGAACACCTCGTTTAAATGGAGTTCTAGTTTCATAAAATCTTAAATCATCTAAAGAGAAATCAGTAAGACCTCCAGTCTTAGTTAAATACTTTTTATCAGCAGCTACATGAATAACAACAGCTCTAGGTTGTAAATTAATTCTATTAGCACTCCTACTAGACATAATATAAGAGAATCCTCCACGACGAGTTTTATCTATAATAAGATGAAAACCATTAAGTCTAGCAAATTCTATTACAGCAAAAGTATAAAATTGAGCATCTATAAATAGAGGAAAATCATATTTCTTAGAACCTGTATTAGCAATATTAGTGGACTTAGCTGAACTTTTATCAAGCTGTTTAATCATAGTATAATTAAGATAATTATACATATCACCACTAATATGAACATTTACAGTATGTCCATTTCTAACAAGACAAGGAGCTGTATATCCATGCTTACGTCTATATTCTTCACGTTTACGAAATTGTCTATGAGGAATACTATCTTCTTTATAAAAAGTATATTGCTTATTTTGTCTATAAAAATCAGCAGATTCAGTTAAAAGATGAGTATTAACAAATTTATCTCCATCATTTATATTAAGTAGAAATCCACCACTATCTCCAATTAGAAATAAATCATTAGGGTCATTATAACCCATGTCTTTAGCATGTTTATAACGACCCTTATCTTCATGAATATAATTTAGAAAAGGATATTCACGAATTAGTTTTTCTACAGTATCATTACTATCATCTTTATATCTCATATTACAAGACACTTATTATGACCGCTAATATACTAATAATACTGACACCAGCAAATACATTACGTTCATTTTTGAATCTTTTAACTTTCTTATTAGTAGTATTTATAATGTTTGCTTGTTTAACTTGAATAATACTATCATTTCTAATAATATCTTTAAGTTTACTATTAGCTTCTTTAGTATATTTAAGTTCAATCATCTTAGCATTAGCACTACGCAAATCATTATAACTAACAAGAACAGAATCGTCGGGATATACACCCCCCGTAGAAGAGGAAGTGCTAGCTCTACTCTGCAATGAGACGCTTAAACAACTTATAAGTACTATCGTTGTTAAGACCTTTAACTTCAATAATCTTTTCATTTTTATCTTTATCTATATGTTTAAGTTCAATTCTAATACTATCATTAGAATAATTAGTTTTCTCAATAGTAGTATTATCTTTCTTTATTTGTCTATTATACCAAAGAATTAAAACACAAGCAGGAATAACTAGAACTAAAATTGGTACAACTATATCAAAAGCCCAACTTCTCTTTCCAAATCCATCCATTATAAATCCTCCTCTTTAATAAGTGTATATGTATAACTTGGAGCTTTTTGTTTACTAACAATACTCATAAGTTGCTGAAAATCTCTAAGACGAGCAATTACTTGGCAACCTGCTGACCAATTATTAACTTCTGTTGAATCAGCACCAGCATGATGTAAGTTAATACCATAAATTCCTGTACCAATTGTAGC